TACTTAGTTTTAACTGCGGTTTCAATTCTAGCATCCTCACAAATATTTAAGAATGATTTGAATCCCTGTCCTTGATCACAAATCGCATCGTGCCATCCCTCAGGTGGGGTTTCTAAAGCGTGACCAATTTCATGACCAACAAGTAAATCCCTCAAAGCAGGAGAACATTCTTTCCAGTTTGGGAGAACAATAGTTCGTGATTTTAGATCGAACATTGCAGTAGGGACATTATCATACTTTACAGAAACATCTTCTGTCGCAAGCAATTTCGCTAAATAATCTGTCTGGGCTATCTGCATCTGTTAAACTCTCTCAATTCTCAATTACATATACTATTATACTGGTTTTTGAGTAAAAGTCAAGAGTTTTTTGGTCTTGTAAGTCTTTGATTTATAACGAAAAGCAAAAAAAGTTAGCGTTTTGTTCGTTCTTCTATCATTTTTTTGATGATTTCCGTCTGTTTTTTGATGATTTCCGATTGATTCTCTATCTGCTTTTTCTCAAATCTTATTTTTTGTTTTTGATGTTCGATCTCATCTTTCACTATATTCTCTCAAAATATCTAGTTACTGCTTGTATCTTTTCAATCTGTTTATCTATAATTACATTTCGATTGGGCCAATGAATGTAATCCTTTTCTGGATTCTTTTTCAAATTAGATAACAGAGGCAATATTAAGTCCTCTACATCTCGTAATTTATTAGCGACATCACTTTCTATCAATGATCTATGCTCATTGACCATGCCGCTGTTATCTGCTTCAAGAATTCTAGATTCCAGTTGTTCTAATTTTGCCATGATATCATCTTTAAAATCATCTGAGACTTCTGCTTTTATTGGTTCTCTTGGTTCACCAGTAGGAATCTCATCTACTGCGGTAAAACCAAAATCAAAATCGTCTGCCATGTTTCTTCCTCCTAAACTGCTGTGGCTAAATTGTTCATATCAAACTGTATGCTCTCACCACATCCACATGAACCCTGTTCATTTGGATTTTCAATAGTCACATGAGCGCCACCTAAATTTTCAACAAAGTCAACTGTGCTACCTATAATTGCCATAGATGCAATATCATCTACAACTAGCAAATCATCAACTAAAGTTCCTCTCTCATCATTATCAGTATAGTCCCAGTCATACGAAAATCCTGCACACCCACCACCCTTTAAAGAAAGGCGAATGTATTTCGCACCTGGTTTCTTTTCCAATATATTTTGCCAGTAAGTTCTAGCATTATCGGTTATTTCTAACATGTTTTTTCCCTGTAATCTGCAATCGCGGCTTTGATAGCATCTTCTGCCAACACACTACAATGGACTTTCACAGGAGGCAATGCAAGTTCTTCAGCAATCTCTATATTCTTTATTTCACCTGCCTCTTCTAGCGTTTTATTTTTTACCCATTCAGTTAATAATGAAGATGATGCTATGGCAGAACCACAACCATATGTTTTAAATTTCACATCTCTAATTACATTATCTTCGACTTTTATTTGAAGTCTCATCACATCTCCACAAGCAGGTGCACCAACCATACCAGTACCTACACCATCAGTCTTAGGGTCCCACTTACCAACATTTCTTGGATTCTCGTAATGATCAAGAACCTTATCTGAATACGCCATTTTCTATGTCCTTCTTAATCTGCCTCGATTTCTTATTAAGTTTTTTAAATGCCCTGTCTAATTTTAATCTTGAAACCCTAGTCATGAAATTTACACCCAACATATGATCATACTCATGTAAAACTACTCTTGCGGCTATACCCATAAAATGTTCCGTCTGTTCTTCACCATGTTGATCAGTATATTTTAAGTCACATTCTTTAGGTCTCTTGACTTTCAATACTAGTCCAGGTATACTAAGACACCCTTCATCTGCAAGTTCTTCTTCTTCACTAACTCCTAACAACTCAGGATTAAAACATGTTCTAGTAAAAATCTCTCCTGTCTTTGGACTCTGTATACCCATAGTAAAGAATCTCATATCAAGACCGACTTGATTAGCAGATAATCCAACTCCACCCAAATCAACCATAGTCTTATGTACTTCTTTGTGAAATAACAAAGGATCATTCTGTGGATTTTCAAAATTAAATTCCGTTGGAGGTCTAGATAATCTAGGATCATTCCAAGGAATCAATTTTAAATCATTTAGATATACTACTGGTACTTCCACATTATCTATATTTATATTTTCGCTCATACTATCACCGAATAATTTTGCCTTTTTTCAAACTTAATAACACCCCTAAACTTATCGAATAACTGATCACCCTTATGACTTATCACAAACACATTAGCATCATCACCTATAGTCTGTAATAAAGTCATCACATAATCAGTACCATTCGTATCCAATGAACTATCAAACACCTCATCAAGTACTAGTAGGTTAGTAGCGGCACTATTTTTCATCTTTGCTATTGTTCGCCATGTAAACAATAACGCTAAATCAATCCTCTGTTTCTCACCCTCACTAAATGAGGCATAACTAAATCTGTCTCTATGTCTAGATTTAATTGTTTCACCAAACTTCTCATCTAAATCAAAATGAACAAAGAAATCCATGGCAGCCAAATATTTATTAACCAATTGATTGATAACTGGGAGATATTTTTTTATTATTCTAGTTTTTATTCCAGTATCTTTCAATAGGGATGATGCAATATCAAAGTAATGCATATCTTCATTTTGTACAGACTTCTCTTTACCTATAGCAAGACCCTCTTTTATCATTGTTCGCAATTTAGATTTCTCTTCATCTATATTACCAACATTCTTTTCTGCCTCACTCTTCTCTAAGATCAATCTCTGAAGAAACCTCTCACTGGTGACAATATCATTAGTGACAGAAAGTATCTCATCACTCAACTTAAGGTATTCTTCTACCATGGTTTCAACTTCTGTAAACTCTTTTTCAAGTTTTTCTTTTCCTTCTTCAAGTTGTGTGACTTTTTCTGTTCGCTGTAATTTTATCTCTTCTTTGAAATCATGTGGAATACCCTGTTTACATGTCGGACAATCATTATGATTTTCATAGAAGTCAAGTTCTTTTCTGATCTTCTTTAATTGTTCTTTAAATTTTTCCGAATAGTTTTGGAGTTTTCGCTGTCTTTCTTGCGGATCATTAAGTAGACTCTTTTTGCCGCTGAGTGTTGTCTTATTGCCTTCAAGCGTTTGTATGGTTGCATTCAACTCTCCTATTTTTAGTTCGATTTCATCTATTTTGTTTTTCTTATTCTCTTCTAGTGTATGGATATATTGTTCTTGTATCTTTGCTTTTTGTTGTCCTACCTGTAACTGAGAATCTAAATCTTTTATAGTGTCTTTTAAAGTATTTGTCTTATCTTTTAAGACTTGATTCATTATAGTAAAAATTTGAATGTCTAAGATGTCCTCGATAATTGTTCTTCTCTGTCCCGATGGTAATTGCATAAAAGGAGTAAATGATGCACTACCAAGAATAACTATCTGAGTGAACGATTTGTAATTTAATTTGAGAATACTTTCTTCAAGATACTTCTGCATATCTCTATTAGCGGCATCTTGATCTACTAAAACATCATCACAATATATCTCAAAAACAATTGGCATTCTACCTCGTCTAACGAGATATTCTTTTTTGCCTATTTTGAATTCTATTTCAACTAATAGGTTTTTCTGATTTATAGAATTAATTAATTGGGGTTTATTAATCGCTCTAAATGCTTTATCAAATAATGAATAACATAAAGCATCTAATAATGTAGATTTTCCACTACCGTTTTCACCAATTACTAATGTGTTAGGATGTCTTTTAAAATCTATCTCGGTAAAAGCATTACCTGTAGACAGAAAGTTTTTCCATCTTAACTTCTCAAACTGTATCATATAAATTCCTCAAGAAAGGCAACAGCACACCATCAGAAAATAATTTGTGTCCATGCGGACTAGGATGCCAATAACCTTTTGGATTCTGTTCTATCTCTCCCGTTCTAAACACATCATACTTATCATAGTTCTCTAGTAACCAATCTGCTTCACCTGTAATCTGTGGCCAATGAGACCAATCTATCATGTCATTCATCCATGAAATATTAGAAGCAGTTTCATATCCTTGCCAATTACCCAAATTATTACCATAATTGTTTAAAGCATTAGCAGTATATGTTGTCATCACATACTTAATATTATTAATATCAAAGAAATTTTGCAGATTAAGAATATGCTCATATGTTCTTATGATATCATAAGTTGGATTCTGATAATTCTGATACCAAACTTTAGATCGCTGTTCTTTCCAGTGATGATTTCCTATTATCCAACCACCAGATGCATCAGGAACAAATGTTTCAGGATTTCGTTGGCTCATCCAATCATCAGTATTAGGTAACTGTTCGCTATCTTCATCGAACCACTCCATTCTAGAGGGACCTGTCCACATGACAACAGCAAGAATGTTTTTAGAACTAACATGATCATGTTTCAACAAGTCACTAACTGCCCACATTGCTTTTCGCATGATAAGACCGTTGCTCTGAGAGCCTAATCCCATATTTAATCTCTGAACATCTAGAGACTTAGCGAGAGGTGTGACCCAAGTTTTTTGATATTCATCATCACTCAACCATAAATTTTCACAGGTGAATGAACACCCAGATGCAACTAGATATTTTAGCATTTAAGTTCCGTAATTTTGTGCTTCTACATAAAGCGTCCGCATAACAGTTTTTAATCTATTAGAATCTAATTCAGTAGATATGCTATCGATATAATCATTCAATAGTGTTATAGTATCTTCTGGATTAACTTCAATCTCTCCAACTGATTCATCTTCAAACTCTGAAAAGTCTTCTATGATTTTTAACTCTATTAAATTACATTGATAGAGTTTGTCTATAAAGGTATCAAAGAAAGAAAAATCATTCTTCCGTACAACAATTACCTTTACGCAGGTATTAGCAATAATATTATAATCGAAATTATCAAGATCGCTTCTGAAGGAATCAGATGTGTCATCATAATAAAATTTGTGAAAAATGTTGAAAGGGTTTTTTTGATGTTCAACTAAGTTGTCCTCCGTATTGTAGATGTTAAAGCCCCTAGGGTCACCATAATCAGCCCATGTAATTTCATAAGGATTACCAAGATACAAAATATTGCCATCACTAGAACGGTGGTGATAGTGACCAGAACAAACCAAATCAAAACTGCTAAACGGATCGACATCCATTCCATGGTAGTTGGCAACACCCTTATACATTTGAAAACCTGAGAACTCAAAATGTCCAAAGCAGACCGATGCATCTGTGGACTTAATTGTTTCCATGGTTGCATCATAGTTTTCATTACAAATCCAAGGGACAAAAAGAATTTTTCTCTTATCAAATTCCAACTCCGTAACAACGGGATAAATTTGAACATTGTCGTACTCCCTCAGAAGTAGTTCTGGTGAATTGACTTCGTTTGTATTTTTAAAATAAGTATCGTGATTACCAGGAATCATGTGTACATCTATCCCTAGACTTTGTGCCTTATCAAAAAAATATTCTTTACAAGATTTAAGTGTATTATAATTTATATATTTCCGTCTGTCGAAAACATCACCCAAATGTAAAATAGTTTTGATTTCTTTTTTCTGTAACTCAGGGAAAAAGAACTCGCTATAAAATTTGCGAAAAAAATTATCAAATGCAAGAGAATCACTTCTTGCACCGAAGTGTGTATCAGTAACTAATGCTATTTTCATGTGCGTAAAATTTTTAGTAAAGTTTTTGTTTGACTTAATGCATCATCTAATGCGTGATGATGAATGTCATCTTCGGCTGAGCGAATATCTTTATTACTTAAACCCATTAGATTCATTACTGTACGAAAACACATAATGTCCCAATGAAACCATGGTACGCTAACGCCTGTTGCTTGATATGCAGATTCCATTATAGTAATGTCAAAAGAAGCACCATTTCCCCATGGCATTATTCTTTCGCCGTCTAACCATTTGTTGAAATCTTGAAGAACTTCTTTCACTGGCTTTTGATCTTTCATCAAAGCCGAAAGTGCCGCATGATTTTGTTTTTGCCACCATTCTACGGTGTCTTTAGATATTACTAGACCAACATCTTTACATGTCTGAGGATCTATGTTTCGATAAAAAGTATCTAGCACACCCTCTTTGACATTAAATAAGACAGCGCCTATAGAAATGATACATGCGTTGTTACATGTAGATAGAGTTTCAATATCTATCATCACATGTGACTGTTTAGGATGTGTAGGAGAACCCATTTATTACCTCTTTTTCAAAGTTAATTCGACCATCATAACAAAAATCGAGGTAAAAGTCAAGTGTTTTCTTTCAATGCAGGAATTTTTTCCTTTGCCATC